AATGATGAGATTGTAGTAGAGCCACACGGATATAAAGCAATGCCTTTGTATGCGGATAAAGATTGGGTAAGACCATTAACTGAAGATGAGGTAAAAACCTACAACAACAACCTTTAACACCAAAGAGAGATGATAGTAATACTATTAGTATTGATTATATCAGGGTACATATTAAGGAGGGAATACATTTCTTCTAAAGAACTTAAAAAGAAACTAGACAGATATGAGTGAGGATAAAGGACAGATGATTTACCATTACAAAGCTCGTATCGGGTGGCGTAAGAATAGGGGCAATAGCTATACGAATCAATACAAAGATGTAGATTTCTTATCTCGTGCCGCAACGCTAGAGATGATGAACAATGACCCACAGTTTATCATAGAAATTATGGCTAGGAATGGACTAACAGGTGCTAAGATAAGTAACTTTGGTGTCGTTAAAATATATGAGATAAAAGAACTAGGAAGATCGTTTCACTATAAAGAAGAATAACAATGAGTATAAGCAAGTTTGTATACACAGCAGATGAGGTTAAGGGCAATTTGACCTCGCTGAGAAAAGATGGGGTAAAGAAAGGACAATGGACAGGGTTTGATTCCTTGTTTGATAAATATTCTATGAAGAAAGGTAGCACCACATATATCTATGCGGGAGCACACCAAGGTAAGTCGCAGTTTGGATTTGAACTGATGATGAACCTATCAGAATATAGTGGTTGGAAATGGGCAGTGTACTCGCCAGAGACAGGCTCACCAACGGAGGTCTTCGCTGAACTATTATGGGTATATCTAAGGAAGCCATTCCTAGTTAATGATAAAATGACAGCAACAGATGAAGAGACAGAGAAAGCATTTGAATTTATAAACTCACACTTCTATATCGTGGACAGTGGTCTTCAGGATTTATCCATAGAAGGTTTCTACACAGCTGTAGAAGAGATAGAAAATGAATACTTCACAGAGATTGATGGGTGCTTCATCGATCCATTTACAGAGATTAGAACTGATGTGAGTCAAGGTGTTAGAGATGACATTGCCATTGGTCAAGTCCTCACTAAGGTGCGTAAGCATTCTAGTGATAAGAACTACCATACCATTGTTACCGTACACACAAAGCACCAACAAGCCAAGTACAAGAATGGCGTAGCCTATGTAGACAAACCTACTATGAATGACATAGCCGGGGGAATGCAGTGGTCCAGAAAGGGTATGATGATAATCAATGTATGGCGATGCCCCTTCGGTTTAGAGGACGGCAATGGCGTACCCTATGAACCTAATCAAGTGGAGATCACAGTGGTGAAAGCCAAGCCAAAGATTGTAGGTAAGCTGGGTAAGGTTACTATGTATTTCGATAAACTAACAAACAGATACTATGAGTACGACAAAAAAGGTAAAAAGCAATTTGCCTATCCACAGCCTAATTCGTGATAGAAGAAAGGCTTTTGCTGAACTAATACGAGCATATTTAAAGTTCAATGTTCCTTCTGCTAAGAAGATAGAGGTTCACGAAAACGGAAGTATCTCAATAAACAACCATATGTACAAGGTCGATATATCTGATTATACAGGCGTTGACCAGGGCTTTGGATATATATTCTTTAATCCATCTAACGGTAGATTATACATCCAAAAGGACAATGTTAATAAGATTTATAAAATAGATGTTGATTTACTAGATCATAATGACTAACTTTGTAATATGAAAACAAGAGATTTAATAATCGAAGTTTCTCAAGAAGTTACAAACTTGCTCCTAGAGAAGAATGCAGCCTACGGGGACTCAGCCCTTAACCCCGTAGGTATCTTCTCGAAGGGAGATGCCGTAACAAGCCTATGTGCTAGAATTGACGATAAGCTTATGCGTATCAAGAGCAAAGGGATTACGGATGCTACAGAAGATACTGTACAAGATTTGATAGGATATCTGATCCTACTGAAGATTGCTCTAAGAGAAGAGTAATGGGCTGGAAAAAGAATGAAGATAAGCTTTTTCAACATCTAAAGGATAACTACATCCAAGACCTAGACTGGTCCGAAGGTCAATACAATCACTACGATTGTTTCTCTTTAAAGTACGAATGCGATATAGAACTCAAGTGTAGAAACAAACACTACGATGAACTTCTAATAGAGAAAGCAAAGTACGATAAGCTACTGCAAAGGGCACAGAAATTTCTTACTGTACCTGTCTACATTTCACAAACACCACAAGGCATCTATGCCTTTAACCTTGCTAATCTACCCGAACCTATTTGGGAGACTAGAGGTATGCCTAAAACCTCACACTTTAATCAGCGACAATTTGTAGATAAAGTGGTGGGATATTTGCATATAAAAGATGCTAAATTCTACGAGTAATGGAAGACTTTACTAAGATAGAATTAAACCTACCCAAGCCACCAAGCCTCAATAAAATATATGCGGGTGGTCACTGGGCTAAGAGAAAAAAGTTTAAAGATGACTATAAAAAGCACTGCCTTAAAGCTTTGGAAGAGTACGATCGCTTTACTTGCGAAGGGATTGAATTTCATATATCGTATAATTCCCGCCTTGATATTGACAATGGTATTCTTGTTTCAAAGTTCCTTGCGGATACACTTGTTTCTGAGGGTATTATACCGGATGATAACCCAAAGTATTACAAAAAGGTTACGTTAACCTTTGATGAGAATCTTGACAAGAACCAATATATATGTAAAATATATTGTAAAAATTTAAGATATGATGAACCAGAAAAACTATAGAACTTGTAAGTTAATTAAGATACAGGTTGATGAACTGCTTCACGAGATGGCTGTATTATTTACAAACCTAGGATTAGAGTCTACACCAGAGGAGGTTGCTAGAGCATACAAAACTGAGAACGAACTCATAGATAAGATAGCTGAGATTGATCCTAATAAAGCAATGTCTATTAGGCCTTATGAAAATTGATGAACCGTACAATGAGATAACAGACTCTGAAGCTGACTTTATAATAAGTTTATATGAGACCATTAGAAGATTGGTACTTGACGAGAACAAAATCACTTTGGTACGCCTGGGTTATGAACTCAACATCAAGCCCTCAGAGCTTTCAGATTACCTATTTGACATTGTCAGAATAGTAGACAGAATTGAAGAAGAGGTACGATAAAGAAAAAATTGAGCTAGAGGCCAAGAAATCTGTAGAACAAGGAGCAATAACTAATGCCCTTGGAAAGTTTATACTCCGTAGAGCAGAGGAGATTGTAAGCTACTCATTTATTACACACGGGAACAAGGAATTGCGTCAAGGTCTTGTTGATGATGCTGTTATGCGTGTATGTGAAAAGTTCTTAGTCTACTACGAAGAGGATCGTAGTGCTGCTAATCTAATCATTACGATGATTTATTCCACAATGTACAATAAGATCACTGGATTAAAGTGGAAGGATGTCTATGGACAAAAAAATAAGGGATACATTTACATTGTAGAAGACGGAAACAAAGTAAAGAAATTAATAAAGTACGTTAGAGACGATTATTTAAGTGAAAGATTATGATGGAGATTTATAACAGTTGGCTAATGGTCAGTTCAGTTGGACTGATGTTTGCGTTTTTATTTATATTTGAGCCTTATGGGTTTGTTATGGAAAGGATATTGCCTTTTAAGCCATTTAACTGCGTTCTGTGCCTCTCGTTTTGGTGCAGCCTACTACTTTATGCTTACCTAGGAGAAAATCCCTTATATGCAATCTATACAGCTTTTATTGCAGAGCTGTCTTATAGAAAGCTGGTGAATGAATAATGTAAATTATAAGACCGATTGGGTGTTTATTTATTGGGACGAAAAAATAGAAGATGATGAAGAATCTAAACAGTGACTTTTACTTATACTTTGAATACGGTGAGTTTGATTCCCCCGACCAAGTGGGAAGTTATGAGCATATGAGTGTGGATTTCTTAAACAAATTAGCACAAGCAAGAAAGATTGCGGCAATTAGTTTTAAGATCACAAGCGGGTACAGAAGCCCAGCTCACAATGAAAAGGTAGGTGGAGTAAAAGGAAGCAGTCACACGAACGGACACGCAGCTGATATCTACGCACCCACATCAACACAAAAATATATTATTATTAACGCTCTTCTTCAAGCTGGGTTTAATCGCATCGGTGTAGCAAAGAACTTTATACACGTTGATGATGATCCAAGCAAGAATGAAGATGTAATCTGGACCTACTAATGAAAAATGATTTTGATGTAAGCGACTCATTCGCTGACTTCGTAGACGAACTATCTAATGACGAGAAAAATGATAATGCTCAATGCTCCATTGATAATCCAGAGTGTGAAGCTTGCGGCAGCTAATTATGGGAAATCCAATAAC